CGAAATCATCGTGCATGAAATCATCCGAGGCAAGGCTGCGGCACATCGTCGTGAAGTAGAACTGCGTCGCGAGCTTCGTCCAAATTTAAACACTGACACCCGAGGAGACTAAACATGTGGTATGTCTATGACAAGCGTTCATCTGCCATAGTTAAGAGCTACAAGACCCACCCAGCTGCACAAGCAGCTATCACCAGGGCCCATAAGAAGTATGCGCGACACTTTCCCTACGTGCCGGGCAGCAATGCGCATGAAGATGACCCCCTGTTTTGGATGGCTGCTGCGGAAGCAGCATGGTATCATTCAGTGATAGAGCAGCGTGTGACTCGGCGTAACTTGATGACGGGGCAAGAGTTCACCCAAAGCGTTAACACCCCACGCTGCTGCGACCCTAGCTCAGAGCTCTACTGGACTATGTAGAAGTTGACTCTAGTGTAGGGTTATAGCGCATACTAGTTGACAATTTGGCTAGAGTGCGCTATAATACAAACACTTAAACAGCAATAGGAGCGAAACTATGCAGGTAAACGAAATTTTGCACACAGCAGGCACTGGGCTTTGGAGCACTACACAGGCTGACGTGCTGGTAACGCACATGGAGCTGGGCTATGTTGCAGAGGACAAGGAGTTTGGTGAACTGCGTGTTTACTTTGACACAGGCACGTGGGACGTTAGCATAGATGGGCTAATTTACACAGACGAAAACTTTTATGGCGAACTGCAAAAGGTTATTAAGGAGCATGGGCTTGTGGTAGACTTGTGCTACAGCGAGCAGGGTATGCAGGGAGATGACTACGTGAGCTTGGACGTAGGCGCTGAGTTTATTGCTAGCTGGGAAGCTAAGTTTGGCTATGAGAGCTTTAAAGACGTGCATTACGTAGATTAACAACAACAGGGGTTGACAACAACCCCATTTGGCAGTATAATACACACTTGTTTAAACAACCTAGGAGCGAAACATGGGAACACGTTCACGAGTAGCTGTCATGCACGGCGATGTCTGCAAAAGCGTCTACTGCCACTACGATGGCTATCTAGACTACACAGGGCGCATTCTTTTGTCCCACTATGACAGCACAGCAGCTAACGCTCTGATCGCACGTGGAGACAACAGTGGTGTCAAAGAGACCCTCGATGAAATGAACTTCTACGCTGATCGCGGTGAGGAAGACGTCAGCTGGCGTGTAGCGCACTCTTTCGAAGAGTTCCTCGAGCAGGTTGAAAGCTGCTTCGGTGAGTATTACTACGTGATGAAGGACGGGGAGTGGTATGCGGGTTGTGTATACAGCACCACGGGCTTGATCAAAGGTGGACTTGTGCCTTTGAAAGAGGCTATTGCTGTTTTGGATGCAGCAGAAGAAACCCTAGAGGGCTAAGGGTTATTACTGTTTGGGGTTGACAACAGCCCCAAATGGTAATATAATACTAGAATGATGAACACACATAGGAGCGAACCAATGTATATTACTTTCACTGAGGGCTATTACAACATCAAGGGTCAACCCACTAATGTTGGTGGTCTTACTTTTAAAATGGTTGAAGACTACAAAGTGTCTAAGAGCGGTGAAGGCTATGTAACTGTAGAGGGTGGAGGCCAGCCCGGCTTCCCAGATCGCTCAATCCGCATCCGCTGTGAGCAGGGTGCCTATGAAGTCGCGGGCAGTGCCAAACCTATCCCACAAGGAGTATCAATGCTGACTGCGCTCAAATCTAAGCCAGCCAAACAAGGTGACGCTGTAGTCACTGACATGACCCAGATCAAAGTGCCAGATCAAGCTGTAGCACATGAGACTGACGAAGAGATCATCGAACGCACTCGTCTGCGCTTTGAGATCCTCAAGGACATGACCAAAGCTGTTAAGCAAGGTGACGTTCGTGCTATGATCGTCACTGGCCCTCCGGGTGTGGGTAAATCCTTTGGTGTTGAAGAAGTCCTTGCCAAAGATGATCTGTTTGACATGATGGGTCAGCGTAAGCCCAAATACGAGATCGTCAAAGGTGCTATGAGTGCCATTGGACTCTACTCTAAGCTGTATCAGTTCTCAGACGCTAAGAACATCCTTGTGTTCGACGACTGTGACAGCATTCTTTTGGACGACATTGCGCTGAACATTTTGAAAGCGGCTTTGGACTCTAGCAAGAAGCGGACTATCTCGTGGAACACTGACAGCCGACTGCTACGCTCTGAAGGCATCCCAGACAAGTTTGAGTTCAAGGGTGGTGCTATCTTTATCACTAACTTGAAGTTTGAGAATGTGCGTTCTAAGAAACTGCAAGAGCACTTGGCGGCACTAGAATCACGCTGTCACTATATCGATCTGCGCATGGACACAGATCGTGAGAAGGTGCTTCGTATCAAGCAGATCGTCAAAGACGGCATGTTGGATTCGTATGAAATGGAAGATGTTGCCAAAGATGAGGTGGTTAACTTCATCGAAGAGCATCGTGCAACTATGCGTGAATTGAGCTTGCGCACGGTGCTCAAAGTAGCAGACCTGCGCAAGAGCTTCCCAACTAACTGGCAGAACATGGCTAAGGTCACAGTCATGAAGGGTGCCTACTAAGGAGTATGACATGAAAGATATCTTTAAGATCATAGTAGCATTGATTTTGGTAGTGGTGCTACTGGCCATTGGGCCCTGGCTGGTAATTTGGGCCCTTAACACACTGTTCCCTACTCTAGCGATTGAGTTCACATTCTGGACTTGGGCGGCAGTGATCATCCTCGGCACTTTCCTTCGAGCGAATGTATCCGTAAAAAGGAAAGATTGAGGTTGACCTGTGATTAGCGTTCTGCTATTATTATTGAACGCTGAACAACAATTATCAGCTATTAACTTTTAAAAGGAAAACACACAGATGAAACGTTTGAATCCAGAAACCAAAACATTTAAGGTATTCTCTGCACTCTACAATGGTGCTACACTAACTGCTGCCGAAGCTAAGAAGCGTTTTGGCGTAGGTAACTTGGCTGCTGAAGCAAGCCGTATTCGTCAGCATGGTTATGCTGTTTATGCCAACACCCGTGTTGCTGGCAATGGCGTGACTGTTACCGAATACGAGATGGGTAAACCATCACGTGAGATCGTGGCTCTTGGCTACAAAGCTAAAGCACTCGGCATTACATTGTAATTAGAGTTTCAAATCCAATCCGATTCGCTCCCGGGGCGGATTTGAGGAAGGGCCTTACGTGGCCCTTTCTTTTTGGCCCTAGTGTGGCTTTTCAGCAACACCCCCGGCACTCCCATCGGTTGACAACCAATCCAAACGGTGCTATAATATACACATAGTTAGAAATTAGGAGCGAGAATGCAATTCAC